CGTTTTTGTGCTGGTGGTACATATTTTTCATTTAGTCAATTACCTGAGATGCAAGAAACCCGCAATTATGGAGGCGGGATGCAGTCTTCAGAAAAATACAAGAATTGGTTTACAAATGGCTCTCCTACAGGAAACAAATCTATACCACAGGGAGAGGCTGCGACAAGTACTAGAGGGATGACCAAGGCTCAGAGAAAGGCCATGACTAACATTAGTTATGACATTTTCTCTCCCATGAGAAAACTTTCAAACGTTCTTTTGTCCATCCTTGCTGATAATGACTACAAAATAAAATGCGCATCTTTAGATAAGACCATTGTAAAAAAGAGAAAGGATAAGAAGACTGAAATCTACATGAGGTCTAAGTACAGTAATCCTTTGGCTAAGTCTGTTGGTTTAAAAGGATACAGCTTACCTTTTGAAGTCAAGGATGAGACAATGCTTGAGATGGCTGATCGTTTTGGCTTTTTCAAAACGAAGTACGAGGTTGCCTTGGAAAAGCTTGCGGAGGCTGGATTTAGATCTTCAGATTGGTCTCACCAAAGAATGCTTTACAATAAGGACGCAATTGATTTTCACATCAGATGCGCCAAGATATACAACGATTCAATTACAGGACAAGTAAAAGTTGAGTATATAGATCCTGCTCGTCTTGTAATGCTTTGGAACGAGGATAATAATGATGATCCAGTGGCTATTGGTCATATTGCCGTAGAAACTATTCAGTCCATATTTCCCAAATTAGTCGAAGCTGGATTTAGCGAGGACCAAATACAGGCCATGGCTAAATCTTATGTTCCTTATCAAACCGACGTATCTACAATTCCACAGTGGGCATTTGAGCGCCGTGATCCTACCACCAACCGTTGGGTATGGATGGACTTCAAGGTTTATGTTTTGAAGTTTGAATATCTCTCTACTGACTACAAGCAGTACGTAGAAAGAACAAACAAGCAGGGGTATACTTCGTTCTTACGGAACAACAAGCCTGTAGAAGAAAAGAAAAAGAACCCAAACGACACCTACGAAGAGGTTGCTTGCAACTATTGGTATGAGGGTTCGTATATCATCTCAGGAACTGGTCAAGACCGCATTTATGATTGGAAGAAGAAGCCAAATCAGATGCAAAAGGGCATGACCCCTTTGAGTTCCTACATTGTACACAGGATTCCCGGACAATCTCCAACCCGCAGCGTAAGAGGCTTGCTTGACGACTTGATGTTTGCCATGTTGAAGCTACGTGCAGCTGTTTGGGCTGCGGCTCCAAAGGGTTACCGTATAGACGTAGGAGAATCAGCAAACATAAAGATTGGTGGAGTAGAATACGATTTGTTTGACCTTGTACACGTACATCGTCAGAACGGTATTCAGATTGTTGCCACCAAGTTCAACGCGGCAACCGGAAAGTATGTATCTCAACCAATCCAAGAAATGGACAACGGTTTGGGACCACAAGGTGCTGAGTGGATCCAGCAGATCGCCACTTTGCAAAGTATGATTATGGATATTATGGGTATTCCAGAGGCCATGGCCGCGAGTCCAGATCAGTCAGCAGAGAGATTAGTTGGAGTTATTGAGCAAGATTTTATTGCTGGCAACCATGCTAACTGGCCACTTAGAGAATCTGAGCGTCAGTTCAAACAGAAGGTTGGAGAGAGAATCATTCACCAGGCCCGGATAGACATTGCGTTCGACGATAAAATCAGAGAGTTTTACGAAAGTGTAATAGGCGCTCACATGATTGAAGCCCTGGATGATATCCAAGGATTATCCCTTGACCAGTTGGCAATTTCATCAAAAGTATTGCCCAATGACAAAGAGAAGTCTTCTATATTGCAAAGAGCCATGCAGATGTCTCAGATACCAACGAAAGACGGTTCTGTATTGCTTCGCCCATCAAGCGTAGAGCGAATTGCTCAGCTGTTGAAAAACGATGACGTAGAGGAGGCTTTGTGGTTTATGGCAAGCCAGGAAATAGAGGCTCGCAAAAAAGAAGAAGAGTACGCTATGCAGATGATGGATCAAAACGCTAAGATGCAACAACAGTCTGCAATGGCTGCTGAAGAAGCTAAGCGCCAAACTGCTAGAGAACTTACACAGATGCAGATTGCTCTAGAGAGAGAAAAGGCAAATATCGAGCTTCAAAAAGCACTTCAATTACAGAAGATGAAAGAAGATGCAAGCTATCAATTACAATTGATAAAAGGAGAGCAAATATTGGAGCAGATTTCTCTTGAAGCAAGAATGGAATCTGAATTAGGAAGCGAAATAACAGGTAGAGTATAAAACATATGGAAAACAACGAATTAGTAAATCAAAACGAACAAGTTAACGAGCAAGTTAACGAACAGATTAATGAAGGTGTAGCAAATCAGGATATTCCTTGGTTTGCCGCATATGGATACGAAAACGAGGATACGTTCAAGTCTGAGTTTGAAGAATTAAAGTCTTACAAGACACGCGCAGAAGAAATTCAAGCCAAAGAGCGTGAAATTCAAGAGGGACTTAGTCTTCTTCAGGAGGCTGATGATCCTTTCGGCGGAATAGAGGAAGCTAAAACTCTTGTTGCATTTGGCAAAAAGGGTATTCCTACCAATTTGGCAAACCAAATAGTTAGTGCTACTCCTGAGTCTCTCATGGAAGACCCATTGACTACTTTGATTTTGGCTGAAGCGATTAAAAATCCAACAAAGTTCAAGCAGTTGGGGCGCGAAACCATTGAGGAAGCAATCCGTGAAAAGTACAACATTGGATCAAATGGTAACTATTACCCTACAGCATTGATGAAATCAGATGCTATAGATGCAATAGAAATAGTTCAAGGCGTCAAAAAAGATGTTGAAACTGTTAAAAATCCATTTACATTTGCAAAAGAACTTAAAGCTCAGTCTGAAAAGACACTTGCTGACCGGCAGGCTTTAGCACTTGGAGAGGCAGAGACTTACTCCAAGCAGCTTAAAGAATTGCCATATAGATTCGGAGATTCGGAAGTTTCGCTAAAAGTTTCAAGCGAAGAGATCGACGAAATATTAGCATCACCAAGAGCGAGCTTTTTAGGTAGAGCCTTTGATACCACCACAAAAGAAGGCAAGCAAGCAGTGCGTGAATGGCTAACTTACGAAGTCCTAGTTCATAAGCTTCAGAACGGAGACTTAGGTGTACAGATCGCCAAATCATTATCTGCCCAGGTAGAAAAGAAAGTGGTAAAAGAAGTTTACAACGGGCAACCTAAAACGGTTAACCGTATAGACAAAACCGCTGTAGATGCAAAGAATCTCACTCCAGCTCAAAGAGATTTGATGGAAAGAGGGATTCCTTTGCCATCGCAGCAAGTTAAAAGTTAATTAATTATTTAAAAATTTAAGAAAATGCCAGATATTAAAAATATTGCCGTCCAGTCGGGGATGACCTATGGTGCCATCCAGAACAACTGGGACGCGTTAAAAGATGATTTCGATGCGGTTGCATACCTCCCATTCGGTGACGAATACTGGGATGCTATGAACCAAATCATGAACGGTATTGGTAATCGTGAAATTGCTAAGCAGCCTTCTGTGAAGTGGTTTGAAATGAACCGTATGGAAGTTCCAATGACCAGCAGCGCTGCTGTTGGTACAACTCCTGCTACTCAGTTCAACATTACTCTTCCTAGCTCTGAAATTGAGACACTTGGAACTGTTAGTTACACTTGGCCTGCGTTAAATGAAATTTGGCGTCACGCTAAGAGTGGTCAATTGTTTCAGATAACCACCAAGGCTACTGCCACTCCACAGACAATTGGTCTTACAGCTTTGACTGCTGCCGGAGTTGGTATCTCAATTGCTGCTGGTGATAAGTTCTTCTACGTTGGTGTATCTGTTGGAGAAAACTCGACTTCACAAGCGTCTAAGTATGTATTTGATACTCTGCACACTGCAAAGCTTCAAACATTCCGTCACGATGCCAACTCAAGCTCTGAAGCTCTTTACAACCAACTTTGGTACTCACAGTTGGAGAACGGAGTTCAAACTCCTTACTCTAATTCACGCGACATCATTTACTTGCAGCGTGAACACCAAGTTGCTATTGTAAACACATTCTTGGCTGGCGAGGAGACTACCAACACTAACATTAATAGCAGAAACTCATTCCAGACAACAAACGGTTTGATTCCTTCTATTTTCGCTGCTGCAACTGAAGGTCAGGCTGTAGATGTTGGTCCTGCTATTACAAATTTGGATGTTTCAGACTTCTACGAACTTGAAGCCGCATTGACTAAGCAGGATGCATCTGTGAAGAACTACATGGTTTGGACAACTGCTGCTACATCTCAGTATATTGAAAAAGCTCTTGGCGGAGGTAGCACTACTACTAACTACTTCGCTAACCAGAACGTTCAAATCAACAAAGTTGAAATGAACAAGACTTTCTGGGGTGAAGGAGCGTATGCTGATTTGATGGATCGTACTTACTCATTTAATAACGTTGTGTTCAATGGTAAAAACTTTGGACTCGTTCGTATGGGTGTGTTTGACAATCCACAAACCTTTGGTACAACTGACTCTAACTGGTCTAACTACGCTGTGTTCCTTCCAATGACATCACGCGGAATCGATGATGGTTTGGGTAACATGGGTAAGTATATCCGTCTTGCTCACAAGCCAGGAGCCTTCATGAATATGTGGCAAACTGGTGGTCGTGCGGCGGCTAACAAGAACGATGAGTGGAGCTTGGGTGTTCATATCGTATCTGAAATTGGCTTTAAATTCATTAACGCCAACAAATACGGTATCTTCTACGTTTCTTAATAAAGTAAAACCGAAAAATATGGGGGCCAAAAGCCCCCTTATTTTCATAAAACAAATAGAATATGTTATACGATTTGAGTACAAACCAATTGATTGGAATTCCCGAATGGGCAGAAGAAGAGATGAAGCAAGACTTTCCTGATTTCTTTAAGGGTAAATCTTTGAAGATATCAGTAATTCCTGAGTACATGAGACGTTCAATGAAAGTTCCTTCTCATGACTATAATCAGGAGCCAAGACTTTTTATTGAACCGCCCGGAGACTACTTGATAAAACCAATGGGGATCATGTTTGACAAAGAGGATGGATATCAAATGCATATCCAATACTCTGAGATGGCTGTAAACACAGCTAATGGAGCCGTTCGAAAGATACCACTTCGTCATGGGATGGTTATTGAGCCTTTTCAAAAAGAGTTTTTGTTTTATTTGCAGTACCTATGCCCCATCATGGTAGATAATAAGGCTTACAAAAAGTCTTTTAGGGCAATGTTTAAATTTGATAAGCCAGAGGTTGAGGCTAAGAACAAGATTGAAGCTGCTAGAAACGCTCGTGAATTGGAGAACTTGATTTATTTTGATGCTCCATATTCAATCGTTATGAAGGCGATCGATGGTTTAGCATTGACTAAAAAAGATAGCGAAGAAGAAAACCGAGTTCTGCTTCACGACGCAATCAAAAATGGTAGCGACACGTTCCGCAGAAACGCGTTCGAAATACTTGACTCTCGTCCAAAGAAACAAGAGGTGAAAACCGAGGAAACTATCCATGAGATGGTAAATCGACTTTCTTCTGAAGGTTTTATTAAAAATGAGGACGGAATTTGGTATCTTCGCGACCGTAGAGGTGATGGAACCAAGTGGTTAAAGAATCCGTTCTTCGAATCAACAGGAGAGAAGGACGCATTTGCCTTGATTGATCACCTCAAAGTAAATGAAGAATTATTAGGTAAATTAAGAAAACTATAAAAAGATGATTAGCACCGTATCCTTTTCGTTTGATTTAAGTGCATCTCCACCGAGAGCTGTTATCACAGATTCAACTAACTATTTATCAATTGGTTTGGATGTAGCAACCCAGCAAGCCAAAGGATACGGTGTTCTTACTTTTAATGGAGATATAATTGAGGAGTTTGACACCCCAAGCAATCCACTTATTGATTTAGAGGCTGGAGATACCGTTGGGTACATCAACCTTCCATTAGATAATAACGGCAACGTAGCTAATGGCTCGTATAGTTTCCAATATAGTTTGAGATTAAACAGTGAAAATTTTGCGGCTGCTATTGCAATCGTTACAGGGGGAACTACTCTTACTGAATATGGACCATACACGTTTCTAGCTGACTTCTTAGAAGTTGGGGATCCTATAAGAATGCAAGCATTTTTTTCTCCTACTGCTATATCAAATACCGTTTCAGGAATTACTTTGCCTAATGTAATAACTTTAGGCACATCGGTAGCAAACAATACATATGGTATTTCAATAGATGATATAACACACCAACAATTCAGCGCTACATACGCGTACTCAGGTTGTACTCAAACCACCGCTGATGTAGATTTCATCTACGACTGCGAATATGGAAACAGCGGCACATGGTCAGTATCTAATGCTACAGTTTTAGGTTCAAACGAAATTGTATCAAGTTTAAGTTGTACGATAAACTATCCATCTTGGACAAACATCGACCCGCTGTTCACTCCGCAGATAGTTACTACGTCTCTTCCGTATCCAACTTTACCAACAGAGGACACTCCGCTTGCTACGGGTACTTATAGTATTTTGTTAGCGGAACAGATCCAGCAAACACAGACCTCAGGGCTTGTGGTTACTTACAACAAGTCTATAACAAAAGAATTTACTGTAAGTTGTGCTGGAACCCTTTGCGGACTTGTTCCTTGTATTGAAAACCTTCGTGCGGCTCACGCGGCTGAACTTGTACGAAATAGAATTTCAAAATACCAAGTGTTTGTAGACAATGTTCTTCTGTATTACACAGAGGCCATGAACTACAGAGCTTGCGGAGAACTTGACAAGTACAAGGAAACTATCGCCCTTCTTGAAGCTCAACTAGACGCCTCAGGATGCGAATGCGCTTGTTGCGATGACGAGACTTACTATTGGGTATCAAACAACTCAGCTAACTCTATTATCGACGAGTTGCTTGCCAACTTCCAATATCGTTTATTTGATGGAGGTATTGGAGATCCTGGACCCACTCAACCCGGAGTAGAATACGGAGCTATTTGGCAAAACACCAATACAGGCGTTCTTTATCGCTGTATAGACCCTACTCCTGGAAACCTAGAATGGATAGTTTATTACGACCCAAACGGCACAATACCCGCCACTCGTGTTACCGCTACTCCAACTGGACAATTAAATTCAACAACCGTACAAGGCCAACTCAGTGAAGTTGCAAACGAGGCTGTTTTTGGAGCCACTAATGGCCTGACTAAGTCTGGCAGTAATGTTAAACTTGGAGGGACAATAACTGAGCTTACCACAACAATTGTAGGAAATAACCTTTTTGGCTACACAATTGGAAATGGTTTTATAAGTATGGCCAAAACAGGACCTGGCGCTGCCTTAGCCTTAAGTGGTGTTTCAAATGTTTTTGGATCATTAGCCAGCGATAATGTTGCGGGTATATTTGCTGTTAGTAGAGATACTACGGACAATACGGTTGCAAAAAATGTAAGTATAAAAACTATTACAGGATTCGGTTCAGAAGCGGTTGTTGGAAATGGATTTGGTGCTTCTGTAGAGTTTGTTTTGCACAACACGGCGAACGTAGAAGTCGTAGCTTCTTCCATAAAAAGCTCGTGGTCAGGAGCAGCAGGTCAAAATTCTAGGTTAGACCTCACAACAGCAACATCTGGTGTCGAGTCAACACAGCTTAGCATATTGGCAAATGGAGACCTTTATCTAGACAAGTATGGAGACGGAAATAAGACAGAAACTGCTATATATAACTTGGGCGTGCAATCAAATGGGCGGGTAGTAGAATCTGATTTTCCTGTTTATTCTTTGATTGTATTGAATGTGACGCAGTCATCTACTGGTGTTACTATTACCACTATAATAAACACTACGAAGGACGCCGTTACAGGAGCTAATCTTGGTGTCAGCAGACCGGGTGAATTTAAATTGAGTCATCCAGCTATACTCGCCGCTAAAACGTCTGTACTTGTTCAGAATGGAAACGCTCCAGGAGTTACTCCTAGGGTCGGATTTGTTTATGCAGAAGCTGGAACGGGTGTAATTGATTTTAAAACATATAACAATGATGCCACACCTGATTTGATTGATGGGATATTGAATAACGCTATTGTTGAAATTAAAATATTCCCATAATGATTACTAACCTAGGTCAGATATATGAAGAGTTGCTCTTCCGCGCAGGCAAGGACTTGCGCGGAGGATACGTAACTCCCGAAACCTTCAACAAGGGAATCAAGACGGTTAATCAAAGATACTTAAACCGCTTGGTTGACTTGTTTGAAAAGAATCGGGAGATTACGAGCGACCTTCAGCCATTCATCAAGACCTTGGGTAGCCCTCAGTATCCAGCGATGAATTTCACCCCGGTATTTGTTGGGGACCCGAAAAAGGGTGGATACACTGATATCCCAGACGACATTTGGTATGAGGCGTCATCTAGTTATCTTGAGTTATTAAACGTGAACTGTGGGCTTGAATCCAACTACAGAAGTGTTGAGTTTGTTAGCCAGCATCAGTTTGATGCAAAGATGAGAAGCTCTCTGATAAGCCCTGTGGATAACCCGGAAGAGAATGACCCAATCCTTGTCACACGAAACGACAAGTATTTCATTTATCCATACATCCCACGCATCACGTTTACTTACATAAGAACTCCAAATATTCCTTACTTCGACTACGATATTGATAACGGAATTCCCGTATATTTACCACCGGGTAGCGTACATACTAACGGTACTGTAGCCGCTGTGGGATCTCCGAGTTTGAGTGTTGAGTTTGAATATCCTGAGAGCTGCGTAGACCACTTGATCGATATGATTAAGACGTATGTTGGTATTGGTAACGAGAACCAGTGGAACATTCAGACTCAAATGCCAAGTAAGGTATGATAACAAAACGCCAGGCCATAGAACTCATACAGCACAGGTTGACTGGGGGAGACACTCCAGAGGACTTGCGTCGCCTGTATCCGCGCTCAGTTATTTCTCGCGTAATTAACATGGCCCTTGCGGATATTGTAAGTGCTAACCCATACGATGCGAGTGACATGGCGGTTCCATACGTTTTTACTCCGGCAACGGACGCTAATGGATACTATGTAACCCTAAGCCCACAACCTGTGGCGGGGTCACTTGCTATATTCACTGTTACAGACGAGGGTACAGGAATTAACGAGTACATCATTCAGACAAAGGCAGAGGCGAATGCCATGAAGGTACTTCGCGGAGCAAATAGCTCAGCTGCCATCCTGTACAATGACAAACTTCGTTTCAACAAAAGACCAGAGGGTGACGTAACGGTTGTTATGGTTCCTAACGTGTATCAGATGGCTGATGACGATGTATTGATCATACCATCTAACGAGTCAGGCCGTGGTGAGACCGCTCTTTTCCAAGCCTGTATGCAGTTACTTTCTACACAGCAGTACCAAGACGACTTGAATAACGACTCTATTGACGGACAGAACCCTCAAAATCAAGTTAGTCAATGACGATTAAGAACATAAAATACATAGCCACGTCAGCTCTTTATCGCTTGGGCAAGAACCCTGTCGGTCGTGAGCTGAACTGGATGGTGCAGGTAGCAATTGATTACTTGAGTGAAAAAGCTCCATTAGATGGAAATGTTTCGCTTAAGACTATTCATGCAAAAATCGACACCGGGGCTAGGGTGTTTACCATGCCCGGAGATTGCATGAGGATTTCTAAAATCGGTTTGAAGTCAGGCCGTCGTATTTGGACTTTGACTCCTGATACAAGCTTGACTTATCCTGAGGAATTCTTTTCATGTTCAGAAGATGATAGTGACGCAGTAATTATGGATGGATATTTTCCTACTGGATATTTTGGTTACTTCTACAATCTTCCAAACTTCGCTATAGGCGGTGGACGTAATGAGAACTACTACCGAATAGATGGAAATAATATCATATTTGATCACAACATCCCAGATGGTAAGTTAATAATCGAATATTTCTCAAACGGGTCGGATGTGAACGAGAACACTCTTATAGATACAGGATATTCCGAACCATTCCGTTTATACTTGATGAGCGAGTATTGTTTCCACAAAGGAAACTCACAAGATCGCTCGAAGTATAAGGAATTACAATTACAATACGAAGCTGCTCAGTGGAGTGCAAATCTTTTGGTTAAAGCTCCAAGACTGAGTGAGATGATTGACGCGCTTGCACAGAGTTCAGAGATTAATCTAGGATAATGGATTTTAACGAGGTAATAACATTTGAGGGCGGTATAAACACCGACGATACTCCACAGAGTATGCCTAAAGGCGACTATCGTGACTTTTCATACTGTCGCCTTGGTTATAATTCCGGCAATGCCTTCGCGGTAGAGACCTCAGATGGTACAATTGAGATAAGAAATTCAAGTATTTCTGAAGGTGATAAGGTGCTTGGCGCTACTCAATGGCTGAAGGAAAAAGCTATTATTTATTTTGTTTATAGGGATACAGGAGTACATGAAATATGGGCTTACTATATTTCTGATCCTATTTTGCCTCACAAACTTATAGTTTCTGATGCGGTATTGAATTTTAGTCCTGACTGGCCAATCTTTCACGCGAATGTGATAGACGATATTCTAAAGTGGACTGATGGACGCTGGGTGGATCAAATGTATGAGGCTGACGGAACTCGACTTTTCAACCCGCCATATCAAATCAATTTACGCAAGGCTCTTGACGGATTTTATACAGTAATTGATCTTCAGACCATAGATGCGATTAAGTGGCCAATGGAGCCACCTATCGTCAGCTATTTCACGGACACCACTCGTAACGACAACAAGCTGCGCGGCAAGTTATTTAAGTTCATCATCCAGCCGATATACGAGAACGGTGAGATTGGTGTTTGGTCGATGTATTCTGTATTGCAGCTTCCAGATGTTTCTGAATTTATTTCAGGAACTAACTGGGCCTTCCCTAACAATAGCAATGGCATAGCTATTCAGTTTGATACGGGGCCAAAAATAATTCGCAAGTTCAATCTTGCTTTTCAGCAGTATGACAAGGAAACTTTTGGAGCTGAACCTCCATTTGGTATTTTCCTTCAATTAGATAAAGATCAAGATGGTATAAGTGATAATGTATTTCACACTGTAAATTTTTATGGGGGCATTGCTACAGTTCCTGCTCCAGATGTATTAAAAAATTATGACAGGCTACCATTAACCGCATTTTGTCAAGAGTTTCTGCCAACTAATGAGGTATCCTATTCAAATTTTAGAGAGGGGTATAATAAGCCTTCTGATCCACGCGAGATTTTAGATGTAACTGTTGACTATGATCTCACCGAGATAAATTGGACCGCTAAGTCTGCAACTGAAATTCAATTTATCAGTAATAAGATTAAGAATTACCAGACTCCATCTCCTAGGAATATTTATTTCGGATATCTGGAATTTCCTGGACTTGTATCTGCTACCAGTTTGGCTTTTGGTTTTTCATTTTCAGCATCACAAAGCATTTCTTTGGCAGTTCCTGTATATGGAAGTTTTGTTTATGTAATAACACAAGACGACATTGATGCTGCCATGGCTTTGTCTGGCGATTTTAATAGGAACAAATATATCCTAACTCGTATCGGAGACGCGTTTAGTTTGTTTGCCGGGCTTCCTCTTGGAGTTTTCGATGTAACATTCGCTATTACCCCCGCTATTACGTATGCATACCGTTGGGATTCAGGGACATGGAATTATCAATTTGATGGTTCACAGACCGCGATACCTGGATTCGAAAGTCCAGGAACTTACAAGGGTATTATTTCCACATTGTCTGATGCAAGAGTTTCTTTGAAAACAGGAGCCACCCATGAATTTGGAATTGTTTACGGGGACAGAGCGTATAGAGATAGCACGGTTTACACTGTAGATTCAATGAACCTTTTTGTTCCTTGGTTTTACGACATAGATAGATCAAGCTTTTCAGAGAGTAATAATCCGTTTACTGTAAGGCCGGATTTTGAGATACGCCACATACCCCCTGTTTGGGCCACAAAATATTGGATAGTAGCAAAGCCAGCGACTGAAATTGTAAATTTTCAGCAAATAACTACTAACAATTCAGACATACCTAATCCATCTACATATACTGCTTCTATCTTTTTGGACCCTGTTAGTAACAACAGATATAAGATAGTCCTTGATAAATACTATGTGACTAATAATAAGGGAGCTGTAATAAGACATCAGCCAAGTGCTGGAGATAAGGTTCGTTTCATTAGGAGAAGACCTGATGGTTATTTTGGTAGTAATTCAAGTAATTTTCCTTACTTGCCTTATCTAGAATTGGATGTTTTGGACTATGTAGAGGTTGATGCAACGGTTGGAAACAGACAGGTTATTTACACCAACTTATTTGATGCCACTCTTATTGATCAATTAGATTTGTCAACAGTAGGCAATGTGCTTTTTGGCTCTTTAATAGAAATATACACGCCAAGACCGTATATTGATGACACGGGTAATATTTTTGTTTCTGTTTGGAAGGATATTACTGAAGCAATTCAGATAAAAAATCCTCATACTGAGAACAGGTCTCATGGGTCTCCTGTTGAATATTATGTTCAATGGAGTCCTGATGTGTTTTTCGGTATTTCTTTTTACATTAATGGCAATCAAAATTCATTATTCGGCACAACATGGCCTGCGACTATTCACTACACAGACGGAACTGTAGTTCAAGACACAACAATTGTTACTTCGGCTTTATATGATACTACTGAAAATGCTACAAAAGTATATTTAAGCGTAGTTTCTCCCGGTCCTACTGTTGCTTATGTTACTTTGAATGGACAGGATCAGGTAGTGAGCGCCTTGACAAGTATAACTCCAGCGTATTTCCCTGTAAACTACGGCGACGTATATGTGAGGTTGAGGGACTATGCAACGGGATTGACAAATGTTGATGATGTTGCTTTTTACTACATAGAAGATCCACATTACTCTGATTATTGGTCGAGTGACATTCATGTCAATGGAAGAATTAGAATAGAGGATCAGAACGCTAAAACTGTTCACAGAAAAGCATCTTCTATTCATTCTGACTCCTTTATTCTAGGAACT